TCACCACCACCGCTGTGCCTCCTGATGTGGGTCGTACACGCCGAGCGGGATCACGTCGGCCAGCTGCTGCTCGTCGACGTCGGCGGCGTCAGGGACTTCTTCCGACTCGATGGCTGCCGGCACGGCAGCGTTGGTCGACGGTTCTTGAGGGAGCGGTGATGGCGCGCTGTTGTTCGCGGCCGTTCTCGCAGCGACTCGTCGGTCACGCGCTGTCGTCGTCTTCTTCTGTCTGCCGCCAGCCGGGGGTGCGCCGGGCTGGTCGCCGGAGGCGCGCCGTAGCAGGTCGTCGACCAGGCGGGCGATCTCGTCTTCGGCTGGGCTGGTGTTGCCACGTTCGGTGATGATCTTGCGGGCGTGTGTCCAGGCGTCTTCGCCGAACGGGACGGGCGCGGAGGCCAGTTGGCGCCACCAGAGCGTGATCCAGCCGGCTTCGGGCTTGTGGTGGTTACGGACCCAGACCCGGGTGACGTCGTAAGGATCGTGGTGCACTTCCCAGAGGTCCTTCAACCCGACCGCACCGGAGGGTTGGCCGCGGTAGGGGTTGAGGTCTTCGGAGTCGTAGACGCGGTGGTTGATCTTGACGCCGTAGGAGTTGATCGCTCTTGGCTTCATCGGCAGCAACTCGATGTAGTCGTCACCCGAGAGCGGCACAGGCACGTAGCCGGCCACGCCGAGCATGGCGGCGTACTTCTCGTTCGGGGTGAGGACCTGGCCGGGGGAGAGAGGATCGCGCAGACCCTCGTGAGGACGGTTCTGCCAGCCGGTGACGATCCACTCATCGAGCAGGTCCTGGAGCTCGACGAGGGAGAAGACCGCCTCTTGCTCGGCGTCCTTGCCGCGGCGTTCAACGGACGAACCGAGGTAGCCGGCGACGTACTGGGCGAAGAGCGTGCCGACCGACTGGAGCGTGCGTTCGACGACGGGCTTGTCCGTCGGAGTGTCCGGATGCGCGGGTTGGATGCTGATCCCCAGCGTGCGGCAGGCGGAGCGGAAGGTGTCGGACAGGTAGGCCTTGCCGTGGTCGAAGACGATCGTCTCTGGCACGATCACCGGCTTCGCGGCGGCGTGTTCGAGGCGGTCGTCGATCGAGCGCATCGCCTGGTAGGGGAGCGCGGAGTAGGCCATCGAGACCGCTTGCGGCCATCCCGGCCGCATCGGCTCGGGCGTCATGCAGCGTGCGAGCAGGAGTGCGGCGTCGACGGCCTTGGTGGTCGGACGGAGCACCGCTGCAGGAAGTGACCTGGTGGCGATGTCGACCAGCGCGGTCAGCTCGACGCGTCCGACGACGCCCTCGGCCAGGACCACGGCGACATCGACAGGAGTGGAGTCGATCTGCATCAGCTCACCCGGCCGCACTGGAAAGACCGCGCCGAAGGGGCCGTTGGGCTGCTGCGCCAGTGTCCGGCGGGTGCGCGCCGACCCCGTAGCGTGGCGCGCTTCGGCGAGTCGCTTGAGGAGACGGTGGAAGGTCGCTCGTGAAGGCAGTGGAACCTCACCGGGGCCGTGCTGGGCTTCGAGTTCGTTGACGAGGTCGCGCCACAGCCGGTCGCTGGTGCCGGATGAGCGTTGGCGGTTTCGCTCGAGCACTCGCTTGAGAGCCTCGATGACGCGTGCATCGGTGCGACCAGCGACGGATGTGGTCCGGACAGCGCGTCGGTCCACGACACCGAGGAGGCCATCGGACTCGTATGCGGCGCGTCGGCGTTGAAGGAGCCGAAGGTTCGCGTCGCCGCTTTGCTCGGGCAGCTCACCTTGCGCGGACAGCTCATCGACCTTTGCCTGCTCGCGTTGTCGGAGCGTCGTCGAGGTGACGTCGAACTCCTGGCGAGCGAGCGTTCCGGGAGGCGCGGTGCAGGGAACACCGTCGATAACCTCGGTGAGGTGTTCCTCCCACCAGCGAGCCCGCTCCTGGACGTCTGGTGGAAGCTCGTTGAACAACGCGGTGGGTGGGAGCGAGCCCCGTGGGCGTCGCCCGCTCTGACCTTCGAAGGTGGCGTCAGCGAAGAGGGCGTTGAGCGAGAGCGCCATGGGCTTGCGGCCCTGGGCGGTGAGGTAGACGGTGCCGGCGTCCAACCCGCCCACGTCCCAGACCTGCCCGTCGAAGCAGACCCGGTCGCCGACGCGGACGGTGCCGGCCCGCGTCATCGGCGCGCTCGTTGCACGGGGGAGTTCATGCTCAGCCGTCCGGTACGTATCGCTGCGACCAGCTCGCCCGACCAGAGCAGGTGGAACAGGCAGGGGAGCACCACTACGGGATCGCCCACAGCTCCGGCCAGCGTGCCGATGGTCTGCTCGGAGCCCGTCACCGCATCGAGTAGCGCGTCCGCGACTTCCCGGATGCGGCAGCGGGGGTGTCGGTAGCCAGAGAGCCAGCGCACATTCGCAGCCAGCAGTGGAGTTATGTCGCCCAACCTTTCGTAACCCCAACCGACTTCGCGCAGGCGACGGCGGTGGCGTCGAACACCTCGGCATCCTTAGCCGCCCGTTGGTCGGGACGTACATCGATCACAACGCCGGTGCCGTCGGCCGTCCGGACGAAGTAATCGGGTGTGTGCTTGCGCGGCCCGGAGCACGTCGGCAGCACTGCGGTGAAGGGCTGGGCAGCGACGCCGACGACGTCAGGGGCGAAGTCGAGGAGCATCAGGTGGTCGCGTTCGAGCCAGGACTCGAATGCAACGTGTGTCTGCGTCGTGGCGAACCACCAAGAGCCTGCGAAGTTGCGCTGGCCCTTGAACGCACGGGGTGTCCGGACTGCCGGCAGGTCCTCGAAGCGCTCATACCAGGCGTCGGCCAGGTCAGCGGTCACCAGCTCGCGGGCTATCGATCTGAACGTGACCTGCACGCCCAGATCGCGTCGGGCGACCGCCAAAGTCGCCGCGCCAGCCGCTGGCATACATCGAGCGTGAACCCGATCTGCGTCAGATTGAGTGAGACGCGCCGTACCAATGCGTCAACTTCAGTGAGACAGATCCTCGAATGCGTCAGGTTCAGTGAGACTGCGACGACTCAACTGAGACAGGACACTAAGACAGGACAGACACCCAGGGCTCGACCGATTCACCTGATGCAATGTGCAGAAAAGTTGACATAATGTCGCTTATCGGCGAACTCGACACCGCCGGCGTCCTCCAGTTCGACGATCTCTTCGTCGGTGAGTTCGCGATCGAGGCCGAGCAGGTCGCGCAGGCCGCGGGACCAGGTCATCTGGAGTCGACCTTTGGAGGCCTGCTCCCATTCGAGCCAGATCGCGAGGTCTTGGTCGCGTGAGTCGCTGATGACTTCGCCGGTGCTGGTGTCGATCATCATTCCGTCGACGAGCTTTTCGCGGTCGCGCAGCACGAGGCCGGCGAGAATCTCGAACGGTGATCGTCCGCCTTTGCCGGCGCGTTTGGTGTGGGAGCCGGTGACTTCGTACGCGGCGCCGCCGGCGCTGGTGGTCTGCTTCGGGAGGTAGCCGTGCTTGGCGAAGTATTCGGCCATGTAGCCGGCGTCCTTGACGCGGCGCAGGTCGACTCCGACGGGCTGACCGAAGGTGGGCGACTTGGGGTCACGGTCGAACTCGAGCGCGGTGTAACCGTGCTTCGCGAGCGCCGCGGACCAGCGGCCGAAGAAGCGGGACCGCATCTCCTCCAGCCGCTCGTCGGTGACCTGGCCGCGGAGGAAGAACAGCGCGTGGATGTGCGGATGCCAGCCGTGGCTCCACCCGTATTTGACCTCGACGATCCGCAGGTATCCGGCGACGTCGAACCGCTCGCGATCACCGATCGTCCGGTCTGCACCGGGCCTGCGCGGCTTAGCTCCGCTCCACTGAGGACCGCCGGTGACTTTGTTCCAGGACGGGCTGATCGCGTTCCACATCGCCTTGAGCGAGTGCTCGCACTCGCCTTTGTTGGCGGCCCGACAGGCCTTGGTGCAGCGCTTGTGCTTCATGGTGAAGGTGCCGAACACGACGGTGTTGCCGGCGGCGATCCAAGACTCGATGCCGGCCTGGATGTCGTTGCGGCGCGAGGCGTTGACCTTTTCCGAACACACGGGGCAGACCCACACGGAGCCGCAGGCCTGGACGTTGCGGACGCCGGCCCTGGCGCCGGCTTGTCCCGGTGTCCCGGTGACGACGAAGGTGACGGGCTGGGACTTGTCCCGCAGGACACGGCCGCAGTAGGCGACGCGGCGCAGCTGGGTGACCTTCCAGAGCAGTCTGCGGGCTTCGTAGCGTGCGTCGCGCAACGCCGCGTAGCGGACGTCGCCATCGTCGGTGGCGGCGGTTACGCTGGGATCAGCGGTCGTCAAGAAGTGCCTCTTGTTCGATCGAGAGACGGTCAGGAATTCGCAGTTCCTGGCCGTCTTGCTTTTGGTGGGTTCATTCTCTACCCCGAGGACCGGCCAGGGTGCCGATTCGGGGCGTCTCGGTGTGTCGTGGGTCTCGCGTCAGGGGTGCCCGAGCCAGAGTGCGGCGGCGATCAGGAGTGCGGCGGCTGCGAGGAGCAGCAGCCGGATGCTGTGGTCGTCGAGTCTGCGCATCAGGTTTCCTCGGGCTCGGTGTGGAGCAGTTCGGTGACGTCCATGCCGTCGAGGTCGTCAACGTCGATTGACGGCCGGGGTGCGCCGATCCACGGGGTGGCCTCGGTCGGGACCGATAGGCCGCGTGCGGCCGCTCCCCCGGGGGTGAAGACGGCGACGTTGACGACGTTGCCGGTCGCTTCGGCTGCGGCGGTGGCCGTCGCGGTGGCGGTGGCGGTAGCGGTGTTGCGGCCGCGGCCGTGCCAGCGTCCGCCGAGGTAGGCGCACACGATTGCGACGACGAATACGACCACGGCCATGTCGACCGAGACCGGCCCGTCCGGTGGCCATTGGCGGAAGGCCTGGATGCCGGCGCCGATGCCGAGCGCGAGCGCGATGACCTGGAGCATCAGAGCGTCACCCTTGCCACGAGCAGGCCGAGCACGACCACGACGAGGAACACCGCGACCCAGCCGGCCGCGGCGAGGACACCATCGATTGTCATCAGATCACCCCTTCGAGAACGGACCCGCCGCGTTTGCTCGCGGCCTTGGCGTAGACGTCGTTGGCCTGCACGGTGTGATCGGCCTGGGTCAACGATTCGTGGGTGTCGTAGGCGTCGGCGACCTTCGAGGAGAAGAAGTGGAACCCGCGGCCGTAGGCCTTCTTCGGTTTCCGAAAGTCCTCGGGCTCCCAGGTCGTGTAGGTGAACAGCGCCGGGTGGCCGCCGACGGAGAACCAGGCGCGGCAAAGGTGCATCCAGGAAGTGACGTCGCGGATCGCGCGGTCGATGCGGGACTCGTGCTGGGCGCACCACAGCAGGTCCCAGCCGCGTTTTCTGGTCTGCGACATGCCGGCCAGCCATGACATCGGCAGCTTGAGCGCCATCCGGGCCGGGAACCACAAGTGGGCTTCGTCGATGACGACCAGGCCGGGCGGCAGGTCGAGCAGCTGGTCGGGGGCGAAGAGGAACACGTTGGGGTGCGCCACGGCGTAGTTGGTGAAGACGAGCCGGTCGCGGTTGGCGGCCTCGAGGACCCGGCGGGTGAGCTCGTAGGTTTTGCCGGAGCCGGGTCGGCCGATGAGACCTTCGATCGCCATCTCAGTTGCCTCCGATCAGAACGAGCGCCTGGAGCGCGAGGACGTGGCCGACGTACCAGCGCAGTGGCGCGCGGCCGACGACGGCGAGGGGCTGTGGGAGGTGCTCGGCCCAGGCGAAGGAGCTGCGCGGGATCATCGAGCCGAGCGACATCAGGCCGAACAGCATCCAGGGGTTGAAGGAGCCGCTTGAGGTGTTGAGCCAGCCGTTGGCGCCGAGGGTGAGGGCGACGGTGAGGACGGCCCATGCCGGGATCCGGAGGCGGCGTTGTGCGGCGAGCACGGCGGCGCCGATCGCGTACCAAACAAGCACGTTGGGGTCGTCGATCCAGGGGACGACTGCCGGGAGGAAGAACCCGATGACGAAGATGGCGGCGTGGCGCCAGGTCAGTCGGCGCGACAGACGGCCGGCGAGGATGAAGAACATCGGCATGGCTAGCCGGCCGAGGCTGAGTCTGACGATCTCGGGGCCGCCGACCAGGAGGGCGACGTGGTCGAGGATCATGAGAGCGATGGCCAGGCCACGGAATGCGTCGAGGTAGGAGACCCGCGTGGACCGGGCGAGCGTCGAGTCTGGCGCCGCCAGGGGTGTCTCAGTCGCCACGGTGTGCTCCCCCGGTCGCCGGGCCGGCCGGTCGGGCCGCTCGCTCCGCTTGCAGCGGCCCTCGGGACCGGCGCTGGTGGGCGCGGAGGGTGCGGTACGTGTGCGCCAGGAGTTGCCCGGTCGAGCGCAGGCCTCCGACGATCACGCCGAGGGCGAGGGTGATCACGACAGCGTCTCTCAACGGAACAGCCCCTTGAGGAAGGAACGGACGAGGTAGCCGGCGACGGAGCCGCCGGCCACGATCAGAACCCCGGTGATCAGGTGCATCACGAGGCCTTGAAGGGGATGCGGTCGTAGACGAACACGATCAGGCCCCAGACGAACAAGAAGCCGCGGACGCCGAGGATCACCGCGAGGCACTCGCCGATGGTGCCGACGGGGACTACGCCGTTGATGGTGGCGAGGGCGCCGCCGATGTTCTGTCCCGCGGACCACATCGTGTCGGAGAAGGAGAAGGATGGCACCAGGCCGAGGATGCCGGTCAGGAGCGTGATCACCACTTTGATGATTGCGTCAAGCACCATTGACGATCAGCCCTCTCCGCGGGTGATGCCGGCCGCGAGCATTCGCCATACGGCGAGTCCGGTCAGGGCCCACAGTGCGACCTCGACCAGGTCGTAGAGTCCGGAGAAGCCGGGGACGCTCTTGATCTGGGAGCAGGTGATCCGGGCGGAGCCGTGGGTGTCGCTGCTGGTGAAGTCAGCGATCGTGCCGCACCCTGAGCCGTTGAAGGAGTCGGTGGCGCCTTTGACCCCATCGGCGGCGCCTGTGAACAGGGACCCGGGCGGTCGGCTCTGGAATTGGTCGACCAGGCCGGAGAAGCCCCAGGAGTCGGGGTTGGGGACGAACGCGGCCTGGAGGATGCCGGTGAGGCCGTCGAGGATGTGTCCGATCGCGTCGATGAGTGCCGACATCAGCTGCACGAGTTCGCAGATGCCGCCGCCGGCCCAGGTGGTGGGGTCGGTGAAGGAGAAGGAGCAGGAGTCGGCTCCGTCGGTGGGCGGTGTCGCGGTGGCGGGCGGCTCGTCGGTCGTCCCGCCGGTGGTCGGGTCGTCGGAGTGGAACACGCTGCCGAGGGAGTCACCGTCGTCGGCGCCGGTGTCCGAGTCGGTGCGGGACACGACCTTCTGGCCCCAGTAGAAGGCGCACTCCGAAGGGTTGGTGATGCCGATCAGGCCGGTGCTGGCGGTCCAGGACCACTGGGAGCTGTCGTACGACTGCAGATAGTTCGCGTTGCTTCCTCCCTTGAATCCGGCGACCATCCCGGCCCAGCGGTAGTAGCCCGCTCCAACGATGCGGTCCCCCGGTTCCGGTTTCGGGGAGTAGTCGGCGGAGTTGACCCCCGAGGTGTAGACCCGGATCGTCTGGCTACCCGGCCCGGGCATGCCGTACGCCGTTTCGCCGGTGTTGGGCATCAGCGTCGAGGCTCCCGCCGCGGTGTTCGAGTAGTCCGGGTACCAGGTCGTCGTGCCATCGCTGCGTTTGACGATGACGTAGAGCACCCAGGGGTCCGTGCCGTCGTTGACGGTGAAGGTGACGTCGCGGGCGTAGCCGTAAGAGCCGCCGGGACTGGCCACGTTGACGGGGCCCGATTCGGTGGGCTGCTTAACGTCGCCGTAGTCACAGCCGGCGTCAGGCGTCTGCGTGCTGTTGGGTCCACCGATGGTGATCGGTTCGCAGCCGGCGGACAGGTTGTCGTGTCGGGTGAATGGGACGTGGGCGTCGCCGTCGAGCCAGCCGCAGACGGTGTCGACGGCGCAGGAGCCGGCCACGGAGCCCATCGGGGCGAGGAAGTCGGTGGTGCCGCCGCCGTCGAGGTCGGTGCCGAGGTGGATGCGGCCTGAGTCGCAGCCGTCGCCTTTGAACTCGAGGTCGACGAAGAGGGTGGCCCAGTCGTACCCGGATGAGCAGCTGACGGTGCCTTTGACGTCCATCGTGTCGCCGTCGGCCATCCAGTAGCCGACGACGTTGCAGGATGCGCTCTCCCCGGCGACCGCCGAGGCCTTGTTGGTGTTGACGCTGAGATCGGCTTGTGCGGCGGGCCCAAACGTCGTCGTGGCGGCCTGTGCGCCCGAGCCGGAGGTGATGACGAGGATCGGGACCAGGAGGACGGCGAGCAGCACGGCCAGTGGCCGGCGGGCTGCACGGATCATGAGCGTCCTCTCTGGTTGACGGCCACGTTGGCGGTGGGATGGTGGTGGAGGCGTCGGCCCCCGGCGGTTGCGGTGCCGGGGGCCGACGCGGGGAGGGCGAGCATCCGCGTGGGGATCAGGCCTTGCTGGCGGCCTTGCGGATGTACTTCACGGCGAGCAGGATGCCGAGGCCGATCACGACGACACCGATCATCGCGGTGCCGTACGTGGTGACCTTGTCACCGAAGCCGGT